GTTGCTACACCAGCACCTGCCGCTCCAGCGCAAGCTGAAGCTCCTAGCGTAACAACTAGCGGCGCAGGCAAGCCTAGTGTAGACGACCTACTTAGCATGATTCGCAATCGTAAGCAAGCCTAATCACAGCAGGGAGCGATCCCTGCTTATGCATTATGACATTACCTGACGAACGATATCGTAGCCTTGTGCAGACTAAAAAGTTTCTTATGGAGCTTCTAAGTCCGCACATGACTCCAAGGGTTCCTAAAATTATTAGACAACGTGCTAACGGCTTGTTGCGTCATTGGCCAGATGATTACCATTTGGAATTGATGACAACAGACATGCCCGACCACTTTGCTAAACAACTAGAACCTTTGACTAAAATGATGATGCAATATAGGCAAGAACAAAAGGAAGAACAAAATGACAAAACCGTTTGACGCGAGTAAATTTCGCAAAACCTTGACTAAGTCGATTGACGGACTTAGCATTGGCTTTAATGATCCAACTGACTGGATCAGCACAGGCAACTATGCTTTGAACTATCTTATTAGTGGCGACTTTAACAGAGGTGTTCCGCTAGGTAAGGTTACTGTTCTAGCAGGTGAATCTGGCGCAGGTAAGAGCTTTATTGCCAGCGGCAACTTAGTTCGCCATGCACAAGAACAAGGCATTTATGTTGTACTAGTTGACACAGAAAACGCTCTGGACGAAGCATGGCTACATGCACTTGGCGTTGACACAAGTGAAGACAAGTTGTTAAAACTTAACATGGCTATGATTGACGACGTAGCTAAAATGATCAGTGAGTTTGTAAAAGAATACAAAGCACTACCAGAGAACGATAGACCAAAAGTATTGTTTGTATTAGACAGCTTAGGCATGTTGTTGACACCGACTGACGTTAATCAGTTTGAAGCAGGTGACATGAAAGGTGATATGGGTCGTAAACCTAAAGCACTAACAGCACTTGTTCGTAACTGTGTTAACATGTTTGGTAGTTTGAATCTAGGCCTAGTAGCTACAAACCACACATACGCAAGTCAAGACATGTTTGACCCAGACGACAAGATTTCGGGTGGACAAGGCTTTATCTATGCTAGCTCTATCGTTGTTGCTATGCGTAAGTTGAAGTTGAAAGAGGACGAAGACGGTAACAAGGTTACAGACGTTAAGGGTATTCGTAGTGCTTGTAAGATTATGAAAACTCGTTACGCAAAACCTTTTGAGAGTGTGCAAGTTAAGATTCCTTACGAAACAGGTATGAGCCCTTACAGTGGCTTGGTTGATATGTTTGAAGGTAAAGAGTTGTTGAAAAAAGAAGGTAACAGTCTTGTTTACACAACTATTGACGGTGAGATTATTAAGCAATTCCGTAAAGCATGGGAAAGAAATGACAACGGAAGTCTTGACAAAGTTATGGCAGACTTTACACTAAGAAACTTAAATGCTCCGGCAATAAATACCGAGGAAATTTCAACAGAGGAAGAATAACATGCATGATCCAGAATTTTTAGTAAATCTTTGGCTTACACTAAAGCCGTATATCCAAAAGAAAGAAGCTCTTGAAGCGGCCGTATCAATGCTTAGAACAGCAGAAGAATTTGGCGACGTAGAAAGCATCAGTGCAGATATGCGCGGCCAAGACAATACTTTGGATTCTGCTCTTAACGAGCTATATGAGTACAGCGAATCGGATTCGGAATATGAGGACGACGAGGCTTTTGAAAGCGATACGCTGGACTATGATGACTACGACGACGAAGAATAATGACTTGGTTTAACACAGTCACTCAAGACCTTGCTCAAATAGCAAATTGCATAGAGTACTACGAAGCTGAGATTGCAGATGCAAAATCTGATATCAGACTTCGTGGTAACGTTGAAATTGCAAGCCGGGAAATGCCCGGCATTTTTGAGCACAGATTCAATCAGCTTCAAGACATTGAAGCTATCCTAGAACACCTTAACATTGACTTGCGTAAGTTGCGTAGTGATAAATTTAAGAAGTTTATCGAGCACTACAACAGGGCCCTTAGTTCTCGTGACGCAGATAGATACGTGGACGGAGACCCGGAAGTAGTTAGCTTGAGCAAGCTAATCAATGAGTTTGCACTATTGCGTAACAAGTTTTTGGGCGTTATTAAAGGACTAGACACTAAGCAATGGCAAATTACCAATATTGTTAAATTGCGTGTCGCTGGCATGGAAGATGCAACCCTAGGTTAACTAAATAGTTGATTACGGGGTTTTCCATGAATTTAAGAAAATACATCAATATTATTACAGAAGCATCTAAGCCAGATGCAGAATTGCAGGCGTTAGAGCCCGAGTTGCAAGAAATTGCGGCTGATGTTAAATCAGGCGAAGTTAGCCATAACGTTATGGCCAGCATGGTGCAGTTTCTAACACAGCTAGCGCAAACAGATCAACAAGACCAAACACAACAGGAACCAGGACAAGAGCCTGCTCCAGTTGCGGAACCAGTTGGCGAGCCTCCGGTAGGCGAAGCTATTTCAGCAGAAGAACTACAGTTGTTAAGTTTACTTAAACAAGTAAACCCAGAACGTGCTGACCAAGTTTGGGCTTTTTATAATAAAAAGATGCTAGAGGAATATATTATTCCTGCCTTACTAGAAAAAGATATTCCACGTGAAGACGACCATCAACGTATTGTTGGATTGTTTGTCGAAGCTCCTGGTACACTAGAAGACAAGTTGGCTATTGCTATGCGTTTGGATACTACCGGCGAACGTCCTAATACTGGCGGCGGCATTATCAATACCAAAAAGCTAACCACACAAGGCAAAGGTAGTATTGACGATTTGTTAACTGTAAAGAAAAACCCGGTTGTTGATTTTATTAAAAAACGTCTAATCACTATGCGTGTGTATCCTAGCACAACATCGGCCGCTACAGGTGACGGCGAAGCGTTCTTCTTGATCCTGGGTGCTGGTATTACCAAGCGAGGCAAGGGAGACTTGAACGTTGGTGCCCAAGCCAAAGCAATGGATAAAAAAGATAAACTGCATAATCCTAGCCCATTGGAAGTTAACGGAAAAGAAGTTGAAGTTAAAGCTCAGGGTGCTCGTCTAAAAGGCTTTGGTGGTAAAGGCACATACGGTGACGGTGCTAGCTACTACAAAACTTTCAACGGACAACTATCAAACATTCTCGGCCAAGAAGGTACTGCATGGCTAACACAGGCCGCACCTACTACAAAAGCATCCAAAGGATGGGACAATGGCAAGAACCCATTACACTTTGGTTTAGCTAACCTTAACGCACTTGCTGGTGCTCTAAAGCAGTATGCCAAAAAGAACGGAGCAACACCTGCTGTGGTTAGAGAACTATTTTTAGGAATGATTCTTCACGTTTATCCTAAGATAGAAAAAACAATGTATACAGACTTGTTGAAAACCATCGACAAGAACTGTAGCTTTGATGTAGAAGAATTCCGCAAGCAATGGTTCTTGATGACTTACAAATACTACATGGAAACAAGCCGCGACGAGTCCGGACAAACCTATGATGGTATTTTGTTCATTCACCAACCTACCTTTACATATTCTTATATCAAAGGACCAGATGCAATGAGCGAACAGTGGGGCGACTTTGAACTGAACAGCACATTGTATAACTGGACAGATACTCAAAGTGTTGCTCCAAAAATTACCTATGGCAAGGAAATTAGAGAGAAGCGTTCGACTAAGAAGAAAGCTGATACTGGTAGCGTAGCACAAGACTTAGCTCCAGAACTTGCACAAACTACAGCGGCCAAAACCAAAAAAGCTCCTGTGGCAATGACACGCAAATTAAAATAATTGACATAAAATCCATACTTGTTTATAATGCAAGTATGGATTCTTGTTTTACACTTCCCAAAACCAAAGTAGTTAGTCTAACCAAAATAGACCCTACCTTCTTCTTTTCACATGACGGTATTACAATAACACCACGTGCCAGCATTGTAGTTACCGAAGACTGTCCTCCGCATATTAGAGATCAAATCCAATATTATTTTCAACGTGGATATATTTCTGCACTAGCCCATATGACCGAACAAGAATTGCTTATGAGCAGTCTGTCCAAATAGTGTTGACTTTTAATTTAATATAAAGTATAATACGCTATCACTTCTTACGAAAGGAAACACTATGCTTGAAGCATTAGAGGTACGAAAAGCCAAGAACGGCGTAATTGTCGTTGTAAACACAGACGAAGGGCAAGACGAATTTGTGTTTGACAATCAGCGTAAAGCACTTCGCTTTATTAAAGTTATTATCGAAACAGACAAAGTTCCTGAAAAGGCTTAACATGAAACTCCTAGACGTTATTACTGCGGCCAAAGGCAGGGTAAGTGGTGGCGACAAGTTTATGTGGAATTGTTTTGGTCCACATGCACAAAGTATGGAATTCAGAGACGCCGATGGCATGGGGTTTGCCAGTTGCGTGTTTGATACTGAAACATACGAAGTATTCCAAATTACTTTTGACATCCCTGGCCAGGATCAAGCGTTTATGTGGAATAACCCTACTTACATTCAGCAATACTTGGATGAAAACAAAGCCCGCGAGTTAGATCCTTATGTTGCGTGGGACGATGTAAAGTATGAAATCGTAGACTATGGCGACCTCATGCTAAAGTATCTAGCAGATGCAGGCGACACATACTACGATGAACTCCCATTTAAAATGGATATGCCAGGCACAATGGGAGGCGCAAAAATTAAGTTTGGAGACATGGCATGAGAATGATGGCTACAATGCTTTTCATTTTTACCTTGTTCCTGCTCAGTACCTTTGCGTTTAGAAATACGGATCTTAGGGAACGTTGGTCATTGACTAAAATGCTAGGATATAGTATAATTTGCACTCTACTTTCAACAGGTGCAATGCTTTTATTTGTAATCTTTTATTAAGGAAAAATCATGTATATTCTAATCATCTCCACTGCTATTGCATTAGCAATCGCTGGTGCGGTTTATGTTTTGTTTGAGAAAAGTAAGTGGGGTATCGTCCTGGGACTGTTGTTCCTGGGTGTAGTTATTGGCTTTGAATCGTTTACTATTGTGCCACCAGGCCACGTCGGTGTACAAGTAACAATGGGTAAGACTAATTTGGATCAAGCACTACCTGAAGGTGTTAATTTTGTTAACCCTATCAGTAGTGTTCGTGCAGTTAATGTACAGCTACAAAAAGCCACACTAACTAACCAAAGTGCAGGTACCAAAGACATGCAACAAGTTCACACAGACCTTGTAGTTAACTTCCGTCTAAAGCCTAACATGGTGCCAACTATCTACAAAGAGTTCGGTCTTAACGTAGATGAAAAGGTTCTTGGCCCAGCAATCGGCGAAGCCTTCAAAAGCGTAACTGGACATTATACCAGTGAAGACTTGATCCTAAAGCGTGAAGAAGTTTCTAGCGAAATCCTAAAGCGTTTGCAAGAAAAGGTTGCACAGTTTGACATTACAGTTAGTAACATCAGCTTGGTTAACTTTGGCTTCTCTAAGTCTTATCAAGACGCTATTGATGCTAAAATGATTGCCACACAAAGTAAGCTCAAAGCCGAACAAGACTTGCAACGTATTACCATTGAAGCTAAGAGCCGTATTGCAGAAGCAGAGGGCGAAGCTAAGGCCATTGCTATCCAAGCACAGGCTATTAACAGTCAGGGCGGCGCGGCATTCGTCCAACTGGAAGCTATTAAGAAGTGGGACGGTAACTTGCCTAATGTAATGAGCGGCGCGATGCCCTTCATTAATGTGACTGGAAAATAAAATGAGCGGACTGGGTGTTATCCAGGAAGAACCGGAAACAGTCTGCGCTCAATGCGGAACACTTGCAGAGTGCAGACCATACGGTAAAAACTACGAGCGCATTTGCTTCGACTGCGCCATGAAAGACGAAGAAACAACACGTAAGCGCATGGGCGAATACATTTTTGGAGACAGCGATGATTGAACTTATTATTGGTATTGTAGCCTTGGCATTTATTGTTTCTGGTACATTCTATGTACTGGCCATGCGTAAGTACAAGCGCATTAAAGCACAAGCAGAAGCCAGCGAACGTGCGGCACGCGAAGAAATTATTCGTATGCGCGAAGAACGTATGCGTCGACGCCAAGAATTTAGTAGTCGGTTGACTGCGGCACCTGCTAGTACACCAAAACCAGTTGTGACTAGTATCACACCTAGTTCTTCTTATCCTACTACTCGTACAACTACCACAGACGATGGTCCAGACCTGTTGACAGCCATGGTACTTAACCAAGTTATGAGCAGTCCTACTGGTGTTGTGTCAGGTTCGGTAAGTTGGGATGGCGATGTTCCTACCATTACTCCTACACCAGAACCAGAGCCGGAACGCAAGTCTAGCTACACTTCGTCTTATAGTTCTAGTAGCAGTGACGACGATAGTTCAAGCCGTAGTAGTTACAGTTCTAGCTATTCCAGTTCTAGTAGCGACGATAGCTACAGTAGTTCGAGCAGTGATTCTAGCTATAGTTCAAGTAGCGATTGATATGATAGAACTTAGTCTTTATCCCAGCGGCGCCCCAATGCTGATGAACCCAAAACATATAATTGCAGTTAGGGAAAACCCAGCAGACGACCAAGAGCAACCTAATAGGATAATTTATGTTAATCACATGATTGACAGAAGTTATACAATATTTTATGTGTTTGATACCTACGAAGATATCAAAAGAATGTTGAATGGCAAAACATGACAATTGACGATGTATTTGTATTAGCTAGTATGCTGATACTGTTTCAGGTTAAACACTGGATTATTGACTTTATAATGCAAACCGATGCCCAAGTTAAAGGCAAAGGCATTTACGGCGACCTAACTGGTATTAGTCACAGTTTCGAACATGCATTAGGTACAGCATTGGTGCTATTGTTCTTTATTAAAGAATATCCGTTACTGTTAGTTTTTGTATCCGTACTCGATGGTGTGTTACATTATCATATTGACTGGATGAAGATGAATTGGGGCAATAGGGATATTTCTAATCCCAAGTTTTGGGCACATCTTGGACTAGACCAAATGGCTCATCAAATTTGCTATATTATTTTTGTTACAGGACTGTTACTACTTTGAACACACGACTTATTCATTTACACGGTAAAACAATTATTGAGCTTAATGTTAAATGTGCTCAATATGAAGCAGATAATGCAGACAGTTTGATTAAATGGAACATGCCCAATTATGATACAATTAAGGACAAGTGGACGGTCCAGGGCATGGTACAAGCTGTAGAACCCGCTTGACAATAAATCCAATTTATTGTATAATTATGGTATGAAATTAGATACTAATGAAATACTACAGTGGGCAGGAGCCGTGTTTATAGTTGCCGGGCATAGCCTAAATGCAGTTGGTCCAGCGGCCTACCCCTACAACATTCTTACATTTTTTATAGGAACGGTACTGTTCCTTACATGGACAATCCGTGTTGCAAATAAGCCACATATGTTTGTGAATCTTGTAAGTGTAGTAATTGGTATTACAGGGCTTGTAAAAGCATTTGGTTGACATTAAATTCAATTAAATGTATAATATACACATACTAAGAAAGCAGGGCAACGACCCCGCAAAGCCCCAAAAAAGCAGGTATTGACAATAAATCCAATTTATTGTATAATACTAACATAACGAAACTACTGCAAAGGACCCAGAAATGGCTATCTACGTTAACATTAAAAACGGTGTATATCGCAAATTTACTGTTATGAACCGTACCCTGCGTATGGTGCAAGGTTACAAAGAAACTGGCAAAGGTGGCTACGTCACTGTTATTGCCGACGGCTTCTTTAACGAATACGAAGGCAAACAAATTCGTGTTAAAGTTGACGGCATTAAAGACTACGAGATTGTTGAAGGTGCTAACGAGCTAGAAGGTGCCGTTGCAGGTAACAGTCCCGAACCCAAAGTGCAAGAAACTGACGAGCAAGCAATTGAGCGTATTCGTGACCGCTTTGAGATTCTCAACGAGATGACCCAAGCAAGTGTGGACGGTACCGTTCGTGCTATGATTGTTAGTGGCCCTCCTGGTGTTGGTAAGAGCTTTGGTGTTGAGCGTGTGCTTGAGCAGAATGCTTTGTTTGACAAGATTGCTAACAAACGTGCTCGCTTTGAAGTTGTTAAAGGTGCAATGAGTGCGATTGGTTTGTACTGCAAACTGTTCAGCTTTGCTGACAGCGGCAACGTGCTAGTGTTTGACGACTGTGACAGCATCTTGCTTGACGACTTGTCACTGAACATTTTGAAGGCCGCACTGGACAGTGGCTCTAAGCGTACTATTTCTTGGAACACTGACTCTAGCATGTTGCGCCGTGAAGGTGTGCCAGATCGTTTCGAGTTTAAAGGTACTGTTATCTTTATTACTAACATTAAGTTTGAGCACGTTCGTAGCCAAAAGCTCAAGGACCACTTGGATGCGCTGGAAAGCCGTTGCCACTATTTGGACCTGACCTTGGACACTCCCCGCGACAAACTGTTGCGTATTAAGCAGATTATCCAAGACGGTATGTTGGACAAATACGACTTTACTGAAGAACAAAAAGCTGGCGTGGTGAATTGGGTGTGGGAAAAGCGCGAAGCATTGCGCGAACTGAGCCTGCGTACTGTACTTAAGGTTGCTGACCTTGCAAAGATGAAGCCCATGGGTTGGGAACGTTTGGCAGAGATTACTGTACTCAAGCGTCATGCTTAATTAATCTACTTTGCAGTAGACCTTTGACCCGCCAAGTGCGGGTCTTTTTTTGACTTTGGCAAAAATAGATTGACAAAAAATAGGTAAAAACGCATATATACTATACATGCTCTTGCTTCTTTAAAACGAAACGTGTATACTAGTAATATATGACTAATTGCGTAATACAGATTAAAGATGAAGTAAACGTAAAAATACACGGGCTAGATCCGGGCACTCGAAGAGACTTAGAAAAGAAGTTAAAGTTCTTTCAGCCACATGCATATCATACACCTGCTTACAAGCTAGGTCGATGGGACGGATGCGTTGGCTTTTTCAGTTTGTCGGGAGCCACTTATTTAAATTTACTTGATCAAATACTACCTACTATAATTGACGAAGGCTATGCTGTAGAGATACAGGACGATAGACCCAGTCATGATTTTAGATTTGCTACAGTTACGGAACAGTTCCATGATGGTAAAGTGTGGCCCGCAGGGCATGTCAAAGAAGGACATCCCATTGAGCTACGTGACTACCAAGTAGAGATTTGCAATAACTTTGCAACCAACTTACAATGTATTCAGGAAGTAGCAACAGGAGCAGGTAAAACAATTATGACAGCTACTATGAGCACAATGGTTGAACCATATGGCCGTAGTATTGTTATTGTACCAAACAAAGACTTAGTTCGTCAAACAGAAGAAGATTATATCAACTTAGGCTTGGACGTAGGAGTTTATTTTGGTGATAGAAAAGACATAGGTAAGACACATACTATTGCAACTTGGCAAAGTTTGATGAGCTTGGAAAAGCGTTATGCTGAAGGCACTAGCGAAATGAGCTTGGATGATTTTGCAGAAGGTATTGTTGCAGTAATTGTTGACGAAGTACATATGGCCAAAGCTGATGTGCTTAAAAAGCTATTAACCGGTAGTTTTGCCAAGTGTCCTATTCGCTGGGGTTTGACTGGAACAGTACCCAAAGCGGATCATGAACGTATTACACTAACTGCCAGCATCGGTGATGTTATACATCATTTGAGTGCTAGCCAATTGCAAGAGCAAGGGGTACTGGCAGAGTGTCATGTTAATATTGTGCAGTTACAAGACACAGTTGAGTACCCGACTTATCAAGAAGAACTTACGTACTTGACTACCAACGCAAAGCGGATTAATTATCTAGCTACACTTATACAAAAGATCAGCGAAAGCGGTAACGTATTAGTGCTAGTAGATAGAGTTAAGTCAGGTGAGATGCTGGTTGAGAAATTAGAAGATAGTGTATTTGTCAGCGGTACAATGAATAGTAAGAATAGAAAGTCAGAGTATGACGAAGTTAAAACTGCTACTAATAAGATTATTGTGGCGACTTATGGTGTGGCCGCTGTGGGTATTAATATCCCTCGTATTTTTAATCTGGTTCTTTTGGAGCCCGGAAAGAGCTTTGTCCGAGTTATACAGAGTATTGGGCGAGGTATTAGGAAAGCGGAAGATAAAGACTTCGTCCAGATCTGGGATATAACTTCCAGTGCAAAGTTTGCCAAGCGTCACCTAACCGTTAGGAAAAAATACTACCAAGAGGCCAAGTATCCTTACGTTATAGAAAAAGTACAATATAAATGAGTAGAATTTTAACAATAGACAACGAGTTGTTTGACATGAACAACTTGCCAGACGAAATAGATGACTTGAGGTACGGAGTCTTGGACTACAGTGATCCTAATAATGTTGATTACATGTTTGTGCCATTGGTGTTCTTGGAAAGTTTCAATGCTCCTAGCGCAGTTATGAAGATTGCAGGACACACATTCCAGATGCCCTTGGATTGGAGTATTATTATTGGCGAGCCTGAAGTAGGTGAACCGGAGATTATTCCTATCATGAGCTTGAACGATAGAGGCTTCAAAGCGTTTGTGCTTAATCCACTAACAGGTTACATGCCCAAGTTTGAAACAGTTGAGATTGTAAACGTATATCCAGAAATCAAATGGTACTTTCCTAAATTGAAATATGGACACTTGCTAACGGTACCACTTAGTGATGGACCAAATCCACCTTGTGCTTATTTTGTCAAAGAGACACAAAAGCTACCTGAAATACTTGAACTGCATAAGTTATTCTAGTATAATACAGTATGGCTACTACAAAAGATCACAAAATTAATTTAACTGCAATGCTAGGTGCTATGGACAGGCGCCAGCTTGATTGGTTTGATAACTTAGACGACGAACAAAAGAAAGAGTTTGAGCCATGGATGGCCATGCGTTTTGCCAGTAGTGTAGACGGCAGTCAAGGTATTAAAGAACATTACTTGTTGTGTACTAACGACTTTGTTAATAGGAACTTTGGAGCCATCAGTATCAAAGAGCACAAAGAGCTACACTGGTTATGCTTGCGTACTGTGGGCATTGGCAAAAGTGTCATACATCCTTTTGTTAAGCCGCCTAAACGTGCTACCAAAAACAAACTACAAACATGGCTAATTGAAAAGTTCCCACATCTAAGCAACGATGAAATCGACTTGATGATTGCTGTCAATAGCAAAGAAGCATTTAAAGATTATGCTAAACAATTAAACCTAGACCCTAAACAAATTAAAGAATTGTTTTAATGCATCAGTGTAAGTATTGTAAAAAGTCATTTGCAAGAGAGTCTACACTAATGACTCACATGTGTGAGAAAAAGCGTAGAAAGATGGGCGAGCACGACAAGGCAAATCGTATTGCTTTTAATATATGGCTCAAGTTCTACAAGTACACAAGTCCTACAAGTAAAAAGCAAAAGACTTATGATGACTTTATCGACAACAAGTTTTACACTAGCTTCTTAAAGTTTGCCAGACATTGTATAGACTTGAGTCCATATGACTTAGATGGCTTTGCAGATTTTGTATTTAGAAACGCAGTAAAGATTGACGACTGGTGTAAGAACTATGTGTACGAAATGTACGTTAGGGAAAACAACAAAAAGGAATCTGTTGATAGGGCGGCTGAACGTGTAATCTTGCTCATGCAAAACTGGAGCGAGCAAACAGGCGAAGTATGGACAGAGTTCTTTGACAAGGTCAATACAAACCAAGCTACCCAATGGATTATTACAGGACGTATTAGTCCATGGATTATATATGGTAGTAGTGCAGGACAGAGACTAGTAGATAGGCTAACAGAAGAACAGATTATGCTGGTAGCAGAAAACATCGAACCCAAGTACTGGCAGTTTAGGCTGGCACGTAACAAACAGGATACTGAGTGGATCGAGCAAACATTTGACAAGGCAGGAATATGAATTCAAATCAATACAACAAACCAATGCCCAAGCGTACAGCTGGGGTCAAACCTGTAATGGAAGTTGCAGTCTTAAACGAAGCAGTTAAAGAAGTTACAATCGACGGTAAAAGTGTTAAACTAGCTGATCCTAAGTATGTTAAAAAGCTAGAAGCTAGAATTGAAAAGCTGGAAAACAAGCTGGCTAATATTGCAGAACAAAACCGTTGGATGATGCAAAAGGTTAAGAAGATTAAATGATTACAAGTACTGATATTGACATTGACGTTGCAGATAGGGAACAGCTATTAAAGCTAGTCCCGCATGTACCAGCAATGCAACGTGACGGAAGTAAACAACGTAAGCATAACACTGGTGTGTACTTTCATGAAGTTCCTGTAAATCCACTTAGTGGTATGTGTAGTTTAGACTACAACGAAGCAGAGCAAGTGGGCTACTTTAAAATGGACGTTCTTAATGTTAGCTTGTACAAAGGTGTCAGCAGTCCTGAACATCTAGACAAGTTGGCTGAACAAGAGCCCATATGGGAGTTGCTAGAACAGCCAGAGATTGTCGGCCAGTTGTTTCATTTAAGCAACCATGCTGACATTACATGTGCCATGAAGCCCAAGAACTTAGAAGAACTGGCTATGTTGCTGGCTATTATTCGTCCAGGTAAAAGTCATCTTAGATACAAGTCTTGGGATGAGGTCAGGGCTCAAGTGTGGGACAAGCCCGAAGATGGTAGCTATTACTTTAAGAAAAGCCACAGCTTTGGTTACGCTATGGCTATTGTTGTACAGCTTAATTTAATTGTTGAGCAAGCGTTAAACGCTAAAACTTGATCCACATCCGCATGTGGTATTGGCATTGGGGTTGTTGATAACAAACTGCTTGGCCATTAGATCCTCGACGTAGTCAATTTGTGCGCCTTCTAAGTATTGAGCACTCATACTGTCTACTAAAATAGTCACTCCATCTCTGCCCAAGTCCCAATCGTCATCTGCACGATCAGTATCTAAAGCAAAGCCGTACTGAAATCCACTACATCCGCCGCCTTGGACGAATACTCTTAAACATGTTTCTGGGGATTCTTGGACTAGAACGTCCTTGATTGCTGTGATAGCATTGTCTGTAATAGTTAGGTTCATTCCATTTTCCTTACTAGCTGTATCTGTCTGCGCTTGATGCGCTTGGTAATGATGTTGCTTAAACTAACTGTGGGTCCATATAAAACTTCAAAATCTTTGGGATTAAAGGTTCGTAAACTATAGCTAAAGACTTTGAACTTTTCACCTAGAATTAGATTAATAGGAAGCATCCTATTACTGGCCCACCACCACTCGTCTCCCATCTCTAAAAAGTTCTGTTTATGATCATTGCTAACCAGCAAGTGATACATGTACATACTAACTATCGTAGAGTCCTGATTCTGTATAATACCCACGTACTCGTTCCCGCCATATTTGCATAGGCTCAAAAATGGGAATCTATCTAGTAGTTCTTGGTATTCTTCCTTTAATGTTGACATGTTTTGTATAAGTTTATCCACATCTATTTAGCAATAAATATTTTGGAGAAATTAAGGTAAATACAAGATGATTACAATATTCCAGCACGTACCACGAATCCAGGTTCTGCTAATAACAGATCACAAGAACTATAATACGCCTATGAACGACATTAAATTACAAGCAGTCAAAGGGCTAGACAATCCTTTAGAAATCCAGATTTTAAACAGTGACCGCCGCCCTGTAAAGCTATTAGGGAAGACTGTTGGATTTGTTCTTAGCAAGGTAATGGACAACAGCATTTACTTAGAAAAAGACTTAACAATTGTAGATGTGGACAAAGCCATTTATAAAGCAGAATTAACTGGCGTTGAAATACAAGATGTACCTCCAGGCCTGGCTCAAATAGCATTTTATGTAGAAGATACAACAGGCAAGCGTACACCTTTAATAAAGAATTTAGCGGGCAAATTTGCCGTTGATATTAATATTGTTGACGGCCCATATACAATTCCGTTAGAAGACACACTAGATGACTACGGACTGGTTACAACACAAAACAATGCAATCGAAGACTTTGGTTCAGTGACTGATTATACTGAGCAGTTGGAAGATGAATTCAGGAATACATTATGACAGTTAGAACAACAAAGCAATTAAGATTACGTAGAGGTAATACCGCCGAACACACTAATTTCGTTGGTGCGCCTGGTGAGATTACTGTTGATACAGACTTAAACACGTTGCGTGTACATAATGGCACCAAGTTAGGTGGCTACATCATAGCAACAAATGACTACGTCAATGCTGTAGTTGCATCATTAGAAGGAACTGTCACAGGCCCGCAAGGACCACAGGGAGAACCTGGTCCAGCTGGACCGCAAGGACCTGCCGGTCCTATAGGTTTAACAGGTCCTACGGGACCACAAGGCCCACAAGGTAATGCCGGCGAGGGCGGCCCTGCAGGTGCAACAGGACCACAAGGACCAATTGGAGCACAAGGACCGCAAGGTATACCAGGTGCAACAGGACCACAGGGAGATGTCGGCCCACAAGGCCCACAAGGCGATACAGGTCCAGCTGGCGCTACTGGACCACAAGGACCAATTGGTTTAACTGGCCCACAAGGAAATCCAGGCATACAAGGAGCACAAGGTGTCCCTGGCCAACAAGGACTACAAGGAGTTCCAGGTGCAACAGGTGCAACAGGACCACAAGGACCAACTGGTCCTAAAGGAGACCAAGGAAATCCTGGTATTCAAGGCCCACAAGGAGATGCAGGACCAATTGGTTTAACTGGACCGCAAGGCCCACAAGGATTGCAAGGAATTCAAGGACCAGCTGGCGCTACTGGCGCACAAGGTTTACAAGGCGTACAAGGCGTACAAGGAAATAAAGGCGATACCGGAGCGCAAGGTGTTAGTGTAACTCTTAAAGGTACAAAAGCAACAATAGCAGATTTGCCTAGCAGTGGGCAACAAGCAGGTGATGCTTGGATTGTTACAGCATCAAATGGCGGCGATTTATTCTTCTGGAACGTTACTGCTAGTACATGGGATAACGTCGGTAAAATTGTAGGCCCACAAGGAAATCCAGGCATACAAGGAGCACAAGGTATACAGGGAGAACCTGGAGCACAAGGCATTCAGGGCGAACAAGGTGTTCCTGGAGAACAAGGCATTCAGGGCGAACCTGGCCCAACTGGCCCACAGGGCGATGTTGGACCGCAAGGACCGCAAGGAGAACAAGGTGTTCCTGGAGAACAAGGCATACAAGGAGAACCCGGTCCAGCTGGTCCACAAGGAGAACCCGGCCAACAAGGGTTACAAGGCATTCAAGGCGAACCTGGCCCACAGGGCATTCAAGGCGAACCTGGCCTAACTGGTCCGCAGGGTGATATTGGTCCGCAGGGTCCGCAGGGCGAACCTGGCGCACAAGGAGAACCAGGTCCACAGGGCGATATGGGACCGCAAGGCGACGTCGGTCCACAAGGCCCGCAAGGTGATATGGGCCCACCGGGCGAACCTGGTATTAACGGTACTGGATTTACATGGAAAGGCTCATGGGACGGCGGATATTATGTACCTAACGATGTAGTAAGTTTTAACGGAAATTCTTATATCTGTGTTGTAGATAACATAGATACATTGCCATTGGATACAAATTACTGGTCAGTAATGGCAGTTAAAGGTAGTGACGGTAACGGTATTGATACTAACCAGCCTCTGAATACTTACAATAGCGTACAATTTAATAGTACAACATTTAGCAACGGGGATGATAGTACAGGTGACTACGGCAAAGTGCAAGTTCGCTTTACGTACAACGATACCACAGAATTTGAACACCAGATTAGAACACGCCATAACGATTCGGACTATGCTGGCAATGCTATTGACTTCTATACTAATGCTAACCAATCATACGGACCTAACGATCCTGTACACGGATTAACTATTGAATCAGGCAATGTTGGTATTGGCGGTATTGTAAGTCCGCAATACACATTAGACTCTGCAGGACAAGTTGCCGGTAATACACTAGTTGTTAAAAATAACGGTACTATTAATTTTGTAAATAACGGCTCTCAAATTACAGAACAGCGTCCAGGCGACGGATATAATTTCTATGCTGTTCCTACTACAGCTATTACAGGTAACGGCTCCGGCGCCAAAGTAAACATATCGTATGGTGCAGGTGATATTGCTTATCAAGTTACTAGCAATGATGGCGGAACATATACTTACTTTGTCGGCGACCAGTTAAAAGTAACCGGGGATCAAATAGGTGGCACAACTCCTGAGAATGATTTAATTGTTGAAGTAACTGCTCTGTACTTCGGTAATCCAGGCCCATATGCCGTGTTTGATGTAACTGTTGTATCAGGTACCCCGCCGACATATCAGGATGGCCTACATGTTCGTGTCAACGGCACCGAGTGGACATTTGGTAATGATTATACATTTACAATGCCGGGTGGCATTAAGTTCGGTGACGGTACAATACAAACTACTGCGGCAACTGGCGGCGGCGGAAACCCGTTCGACCAAAACTTAAACACAACTAATAGCCCAACATTTGCTGGCTTAACAGTTGACGATGGCGGTATCAGTTTACCAAACGGCAACAACATCTATACTGGTAATGGCGGTAATATAGACTTATACACCGACTGGGATTCTGGTAACGGAGTTGAAGTATGGTTACAACATAATAACAGAGTTTCTATTACAACCAGTGGTGGAAACAACGAATGGGCTTTTGATAATAGCGGTATCTTAACAGTACCAGGTACCATCAATGCACAAAATGGTAACGATTTTAACATTAGAGCATTTAATCCTACTGTAGACGGTATACCTGGTGGTGTAACAATTAACTTACAAAACCGCAATCTTGACACAGGCGGTAGAAATACACAGCTTGAAGTAGCACCAGATGTAATTAGATTAACTACTGACTTTGACGGCGCACAAAATACTTGGACATTTGAAAAATCAGGACATATTGTTCCGGGTACAGATAACTTACAAGACATTGGTACCCCAACAAATCGTGTACGTCACATATATGTAGGCCCAGGTTCTGTTACAATTGGTAACAGCGTACTATCAGAATCCACAACAGGTAAACTTGTTGTTCCTGGTTTAACTCGTGCTACAAGTTTACACGCGGATGAAGTAGAAGATACAGCAGATCAAACTTATAGTTTTAATAGTGCTCCGGTAGTTATTGATGCGGCTTTGTATGATGCACTGGTGAACGGACTTCCTTCTAATCACTTTGCAGACTTTGAAACAACTATAGACGGCGAAGGTTATATTGATAGTATTCGCGTTCTAGGTACAGGTACATATACCCAAGCCGAAGCAACCATGGCTAAGGGAAGTATGTATGCCTACGTTGGAACGGATCCTGACCGCAGTCCTTTCATTGCCCAAGACTGGATGCAGATCCCGTTCAGCCTACGCACAAAAGCTAATGACGTAGAGTATGAATTTAATACTGGTGGAGGCGCAGGATCTATTACAGTTGGTACAGTTGATAGCGAAGATAGTCTAAACAACGACACTAGCGGTATTACAACTATTGCATTCGACGAAGCTAGCGGATTTACAGTTACTGAATTAGACAATAACGTAATGAAAGTTAGCGTCTCTGGTGGCGGCAGTGGACCAGTTAGTGCATTAACTAACAACGGCTATAACTTTGCCTTAGGTAGTGATGGTACTGTTAACTTTGATCCAGCTATAAACGGTAAAGGTGTATTACAAACCGGTGCGGACTTAGAGTTCAATGCAGATGGTGCAATTTACACCTTTGGCGCAAACAGTACATTATCATTGGCAGGCGGATTAGAACTCAACGGCGGCATCTGGAGCCCAATGAATAGCGACTTCTATTGGAGTATTCCAAGTACAGGACAATGGGGTAGCTGGAACTTAAACTGGGGTAATGAAAACCTTAACACTACATTCCAGATGAACCATGTTAACCTATTAATGGGTACAACTGGCGATATTCCTGTACACATTGCCGCTAACGGCAAGCTATGGGACTTTGGTACAGATGGTATATTACACTTACCGTCTACAGTCGGCGACATCTATCGCGATGGTGTTAGCGTACTAGGATCTTCGGGTTATGTGTTGC